TTACCAATCGAACTCAGAAAGTGCCGTCAAAGCCTGCTCAGCCAGCAGTCGACGTTGGGCGGATTGCGTGTAGATTCGCGTCGTTTGCACCTCGGTGTGCGAGAGGACCGCGCCGATCTGCTGGTCGTTGATACCGGCCTCGGCCAACAGCGTCGCCATTCCCTTTCGGACGCCGTGCGAGGAGCGATCTTTCAGTCCGGCGGCATCGCACCACCGACGAACTCTTGTTCGCAGTGTCTCAACGTTTTTGAACGGCTGGCCACGCTCCGAAAGAAGGTAGGTCGAGCCGACGACAGGCATGGTCTTGATCGCGCGCAGGAGTGGGGGGAGAACGGGCATAGATACCGGCGCGCTTCCCTTTTTACCCGGTTGCCATTCCAGCCAAACCGCGCCGTTGTGCGAAACCTCATGCTGACGGCCAAGCAAGCACAGGTCTCCGATGCGGGCGCCGGTGAACATCGCCAGCGTCAGCCAGAGGAAAGGCATGGTCCCTGGCTGATGCGTTTTGGCAAACTGTCGCATGTCTGCCGCGCTCCATGGTGTCGCGCCGCCCTTGCTCTTGTGGATCTTGCGGATACCGTCAGCCGGGTTTGCGTCGAGGTCTCCCGCCTCCACTGCGAAGCGATACATGGCCTTTGCGGCCTTCATCATGTTGTCAGCCTCTGCGGGCGTGTCTGCGCGCGCGTTGCGCACGCGGATCAGGGCGGGCTGGGGCAGGTCGAGGTGCAGATCGCCGTATCGGTCTCCGTCGCCGTCGAGGTGGTCGCATAGCCGGGTCAACAGGCTGCGCCGCTGCTTGAGTGTCGATGGGCTGGCGTTGCCGCCCTTCACCATTCTGGCAAGGTGGTCGAGGTACTTCTCGCGTAGCCAGTCGAGGGAATGGCGCGGCGCTTTCGGCTTCGAGGCTTCTCCGTGCCATTTCTCGCCAGCGCGGGCGGCACGGTAATGTTCTAGGAAGTCGGGATGATCCGGACCCACCGGGACCGTTGTTTTCTTACGCTTGTCCCCCTGCTTGCGCACGACATGGCGCACGCTGCCGGAAGGCAGAGTCTCACTATACCAGCCGGGAAAAGGGTTGTGAGGAGTCATTTTTCACCATAGCGCTTCGGGCCAGCTTGGCGTTTGTTGCCAGCTTCGTCTATGCCGTAATCGAACCGGACGCCATCGGGGCCCACGGAAACAATACGTGCAGCCGGGTTGATCTGCTTGACCGCTTCCCATGCGTCTTTGATTTGCGTGGGCGTTGGCATCGATGGAGCGGAGGGCCTGGCCATCTCAAACCTCTTTCGGTGCTGGCGTGGCGAGAAGTGCGCTTGTTGCCGTCATGTCAGTCTCCCATGTGCTCGGGGCCCGTCGCTGTGGCGAGCGTCGAAGAGATACCAAGCGCAATCTGTGGTGCCGTCTTGGGTGGTGTCAGGTATCCAGCGGAGCCTGCCCACGGCCACAATGTGCTGGCACATCGGCAGGAACGGTGCCGCCTGTTTGGTCATCCACCAATCCGCATCGAACAGAAGCCAAGTCGGCCGCATGGAGGCGAAGTGGGTGATCATCCGATGAAGGATCGATCTGGACCAAGGCGTGTTGCTGATGATGTGCGTGGCGCCGGTGCTGTCCAGGTCTTCGCGGGTCACGGTCAAGGCGTCGACGCGAAAGACTCGCTCGTCGCCCGGCGTGATGTCTGATGCTACTACGCAGCGTGGGCCCATGGCCTCGATCTGCGCGGCGAGGTCATAGGCACCGGCGCATGGTTCCCAGAACACAATGGCCGGACTGATGAAGTGTCTCAGAGGTGGCGTGGCGCGCTGATCGAAGGTCAAGTAGCGGTCCTGAGGGATGCGGGCGCGGGGCTTCATGCCGCTGGTGCGGGTCCGTTTGCTCATGCCACGCTCACCTGTGCCAGTGCCGCGCCGCCCCACTGCGTCGCAGCGGCGGCCATCATGCCGGGAAAGGATCGGCTTCGCAGGCGAGCGCGTTCCGGAGTGTTTGGCATCCGGTGTATTCGATTCCACTTTTTCCATTCGTCGCTGCCGCGATCTGGCTCGGCCAGTAGGTTTGTCGCGTTCAGCTCGGGAAGCCCGTGCAGAAACCATCCTGTTGCTTTGTAGGCCGGTTCGCCAAACCAGAAGGGCTGTACGATCTGAGGTGCGGGTAGGTCTGGAGGCATCCGATCTTTCGCCAAGTCATTCATCTCCGGGTTCTCTATGGCGCGCCGAGGGATCGGGGCGGCCCAGCATGTGGTGAAAATGCTCACTCCAAGTTCGAACTCTTCGCGCATGTCGGCGAGCGTTCGTCCTTGCGGAAGTTTCTTGGGGTGCGTCCATTTGCCGGGGCCTGACATCCATCGACGTCCGGATCTGCAAAGCCGAGTGCATGGCGGGTGCATGACGCACAGGAGGTCCCAGCCGTCGTTCAGTATGCCGTCGCGGATGTCGCAGCGAATGTGGCGATTGCTACCGTCTTCGGCTGGTTCGATGTCACACGACCAGACATCATGTCCAAGCGCATCAAAGGCACGCCTTGCGATGCCGGAGGTTTCGCAACCGATAAGGACACGTAAGGTCCGCATCATGCTGCCCCATCCCTGCTGTCAGAAACGCCATGGCGCTGGCCGAAAGAACGAAAATGGCGCGCGTGGCGGATTTCCTCAGGAGTGCCCTGTTCCATCACCAGGCGCGCGGCGTCGCGGATCTCGGCGTCGTCGTGGGTGGAGGGGGAGGCGAGGATAGCGCGGGCTTTGTCGAGGGTCATGCTTGTTATCCGGTTCTTGGTCTGGCGTCCGTCGATGCGGCCCGCTCTCGGGCCGCAGAAAGAGGCGTCAGCGTTCGGGAGTTCCCCACATCAACGGCAACTGCGTTGCGGCCTGTGCGCGGGCGCATTCGCCTTCCATGGCGTCGCGCAAAGCGATGTCCGGTTGAAACACCTGAAGGCGGAACTTCACCGTCGAGCTGGATTTCCGGTAGGAAAAGCGAGCAGTCAGTCGATAGAGGTCCATCCCGTCAAAAACAGGAATTGCGATGAGGAACAGGCTGGGCAGCTTCAGTGGCCGCCCTTCGTCGTCTTTGTGTTCGTTGACGAACTGGAGGCTTGTGGTGCCATCATTGCGGTTGGCCGTGACTTTGAGGTCGGAGGTCTCGTTGATGGTGAATTGCCGTGACAGGTTGACCAGCTCGTGTGGCTGGCCAAAGCGGCCATCGATCTTTTCCGCGATGGTTGCGCACCGTTCCTCCCAAGGGGCGGGGTCGCTGCTGCTGGCGTTAAGCAAGTATGGCGTGGGCTCGATCACATCGAGGATGTTGTTGTCGATGAACTCCGCCAGCTCTTCGCGGGTCAATTCCTTACCGCTGACCGCCATCCATCGCTTCCATTCTTCGGAAAGCGGAAACGTGTAGACGCCGCGGTGATCTGCGAAACCTGCGCCCGCCTCTCCGGTTACGGCGTCCCAGCTACGGGGGCCGTGCTCGTGGTAGTTGGCAACGGTCGTCAGCTTCAATTCCGGTGTGTAGGTGGCAAACATGACGCTTTCGTCGCCCTTGAAGCGGTTCGACCAGGTTATGAGGCTGTCGAGCGTGACGTGGTGGCAAATGCCGGAGCGCCGCTCTGGTTACATGCGCAAGGTTGCGTCGCGCAGATGCTGAGACAGGTCTTGCACGGTTCGGCCTACAGGCACGCTGACCAGAAACGGGGTCTGAAGGTCATGCGTGGGCGGATCGATATACTCGACATCGCCAAATTCGCGCAGAGTGTCCCGCATGGTTTGCGCGACGTTTTCGGTGGTGGGAAAATCGGTCATTGGTTTCTCCGTGGGGTCGACTTGTTTGAGGGATCAGGCGTCGCGAATGTCGCGCTCGCCGGTGACGTCTCGGATGCCTTCATGCGCGCGGCGCAGCATTGGGGAGTGAAGGGACAGCTGGCCTCCTTCGTTTACGTAGGCGGCGCCCATGGCTTTGGGCGTCTTCGGCGGGGTGATCTTGTAGTCGCCGGAAATCGCGACATCGCCGTTTTTGTGCATCTCGTATTCGATGCTGAGGGTCAGCTTGCCTTTGGGCTTGCCGCCAAAGGCCAACTGGTGGTCGCGCAGCGTTTGGCGTAGTGCGGCCAGTTCGGTCTGTATGAGGCCAAGGAACTCGCCTTGGTCCAGCAGGTTCAGTTCCTGCTCAAGCGTTCTGATGTCGTAACTGTTGCTCATGATGCATTCCTTTCAGCGTTGGCTGGCGATGCGACCGGTCCAGGCGTCGAACTCGGTGCGCAGCGTGGCGAAGCGGGTGGCCGCGTCGTTGTCGGTGTCCAGATCGCGGCGGCTTGTGACGTGGCAAAAGCGGCGCAGGTATTCAGCGGCGGCTTCGGTCGTGGCTTCGGCGGTGGGGAGTCCGGACCGTTGCGCTGCAAAGCGTCGAAACCGGGTGTCCTGGCAAAGCATGGCCGCGCGTCGGGCGATGCGGTTGGGGTGGCCTGCTGCTGGCATGTCCGGACCTTTCGCGATTACAGATTGAGAGCGGCTTGATCGGCATCGCGCGGGGTGGCGATGTGGACTGATTTCAGGACGGCGTAGTCGGCGCCGCTGGTGGCGGCCAAGCTTGTGGCGGCGGCGCAGGCTTCGTCGTAGCTGTCGTAGGCGCGGCGGGCGTTGCTTTTGCCAGCGCGGGCCGCACCTACGTGCGCGACCATGTAGAAGGATGGCACGCTCATTGTGCTGCCCCCGATCCGATGCTTTGGGCCAATTCGGCAAAGCCATAAGCCGAACTGGCCACCACGGCGGTTAAGCCTAGGCACAAGAGGTAATCGAACCCTTCCAAGTCACTGCGCGGATTTAAAAAGCCGCCGATAGCCGCCGCGGCCAGCGCAAGGATGAAGGCAGTGACCCATGCGGCGATCTGATCAATGGTTAAGGCGAGCATCAGCATCATGCCGCCACCTCGGAGCCGATTGCCCGGTCGTAGAGCGTGGCAATGATCGCGCCGATTTTGGCATCCGCGACGCCGAGGAAGATCCGGATGTGGCCACTTGGCGCGACCTCGACGATCATCGACGTGACGGCGCGGCCTGTGCTGGCGTCGCCGATCTCGTATGTGAAGACGTCGGGCGTGCTTGATGTCATCGAGCGGGCAAATCGGGCCGGCGTGACGGTGAAACCGGCGCGGCGCAGGTCCAGTAGAAGACGGTCGCGCGCGCCTATTTGCGTTGCGGGGTCGCGCGCTATTGTGTTGCCGATCAGGTCGAGGTCAGTGGGTTTCATGCTGCGCCCCCCTGGCCCAGCCGTGCTTGCACCGCGGCGGTGATGCGCGGGCGCGCGGCGTCGATGTAGGCTGCGAGCGTATCGTCGTTTACCGGCACGATGGGCCATGCGCAGTGCTGAGCGCGCATCCTGTGCAGGCGTGCGGCGCGGTCAGGCGTGATCCGTGCGCTGGTGCCGTCTTCCAAGGTCTGCGCCTCTTTGGCAGCCCTCCAGCTTTCGAAGCTCTTGAGCGCGTCTGGAGGCCGCTTTGAAACAATGAGGTCCGATGTTCCTACACCGGCTAGGACTGTGGTAACTCGGCCAGAAGCGTGGCGCATGATCGACTCCTATAAGCATAACCGTTCACACTATAAGCATTGGTTAGATGCTAATAAGCGTCGTGTAAACTAAAAAGTCCACACTCTGGCAGCAACCTTCCGTTAATTTCGGTAGCCGTTGGTAAACTGGAGGCTGAAAATGAGACTTTCCTTGGCGTTCGCTGCTGCGAATCAATGCACCACCTACCTCGCGCAAAGAGGTTTGGAGGTTTCTTTGTCCCAAGATCCGTTAGAGGTTGCCGCGTCAGTTGCAGCGGTCGGAAAGCCGTATCTGACGCCTTGGCTTGACCCTTTGAGCAACGACTTTGGGGAGCGTAATTTCTTTTGGGTGATTGGTCGCTCTAAAGATGGCGTTGAGATGGTAGGTGGTGGTCGGATTGATGACCTCGGCGAACGTCCTAGCGGATTGATCAAGCGACTATTTGATCGGACTTACGGCGTTGGGACGGTCACGGGAGTATCAGAAAGGTGCGATGATGCGCTGCAAGGCCGTGTTTGCTATCTGGGTGATCTCTATAGCCGAAGCACTCGCGGCTTGGGGCGTGAGCGCGTGCGGGCGTTCGTTGGAGTCGCACATGCCTTCGCTGCAATGTCATTCTCGGTAGATGCGACCTACAGCTTTATGCGCAACGCCGATATTTTGCGAGGTAGTGCGGATGTTAATGGGTTTACGCGGCGCGTCCTGGACCCCGTGACTTGGGGGCAAATGCCAGAGGCTCGTAGCGAGACAGAGCAGATCGTCTATCGTCATCGGTCAGATGATGCTGTCTATTTTAATGGTCTCATACGGGAATTGGGGCGCAGTGAAGTAGCACAGCGGCATTGCCGAATTGATCCACAACGTGAAGCCCCAAGCGAAGATAGCTCGCCCGAACTCGAAGTGGACGCGTAGTTAGGCGTTGATCGAGGAACACGGTGTCCATAGCGACCCCGTCGAGCACAGTCTTGTCGTGAAATTTTCGCACCATTGCGATGTTCCGTAGGTCCATCGCGTCTAATTCAGTTTGCGCTTTTTTACGGTCAGTGGTGCCTAACCTCAGGCAAAAAAGGGTCTTTCTGCCGAGGCGCCTTATGCGTGGCGCCTCGTCGGTTCCTGTGGGTGGTTCGTATAGGTCGAAGAAGTCCTGAAGTTGGTCGAAGGCCGCCAATTGACGATCACCGCGCCACCACGCTTCCATGAAATCATTGACCGATGGGCCATCTGATTGAGGTTGATTGAAGTCTTCAGGCCCAGCCGGATCGCAGTCGATCTCTTTTAGGATCTGGTGAAGCGGGGTTCCTAAAGCATCAGCGAGGCGCACCATGTTAAAGAGTCCTGGCCCGGCAGCGCTGTTGTCAAATTTGCCTCTTAGGATTTCGCCGAGCTGAGGTGCCGACATTTCTGCGGCTATGGATGCCCTTCGTTTGCTCTCAAAACTGCTTTTTTCATAGGCGGTTTGTAGATGTTCGCGGAATGCAACAGAAAGCAAGGTCTACCCCTCCGTTCGTCTGTATCTCCGGTGAGGATGGAATTTATAAATTCCATTGTAAAGCGGTTTTGGCTTTGTGGCGCTAATAAGGGTTGCGCACTTAGGTTGCATGAATAAGTTGGTCGAGTTGTATATGGTTGTGAGGGACGTGATGAAGATAACTCGATTGGCGTTTGCCATTGAGAGTGGTGAGCTCTCACGCCTTCTGGCTGAGGCTACTTCAGAAGCGTTAAAAGAGCGCGAAATCGTTCCGGATTCTCCTGCATCAGCTCGAAGATCTCCTCTGCGTCTGCCGGGATCTGTGTTCCATACATCACGTAAGGAAGTGAGAGACCTAGCTCGCGACAAATAGCGTCAAGGCGATCAACCGTCGGGATTTGGCCTCGGGTTAGAACATTGGTCAGATATCCCTTTGATTGGCCGCTTGCCAGCGACACCTCTGTACGGCTCCGGCGCTGACGTCTGATCTCAACGTCTAGACGCTCGCGCATTTTCTCTATGTCAAACTGCTGTCCCATGCCTATTGCTTACACTGCGCTTATAAACGTCGCACGTAATAAATAATTTCCATTGCCGTCGATGCTTATAATGGTTTAAGCAATGCTTATGAGCGTCAATGAATCACATGCAGTTTCGCCAGATGATGGCTTCGTCGGCACGCGGGAGGGCTTTGTTCAGGAGGTCGAGGACTTTCTGACAGAGTTTGGAATTTCAAGCAGTTACTTCGGGATGAAGGCGGTTCGAAACCCTAAGCTCGTTGAGCGACTGAGGGATGGCTTTGGTTGCCGTCCTGCAACAATGCTCAAAGCTCGGCAGTTTATGTCCGCCCAGCGTAAAGCCCGCGATGCTGTTCCCGCTACTTCGTACTTCTGCCCAACATGCGGCTCAAAGGTAGATCAATGATGGTTGCTTTGGGTCGCCACATTCCCCGCAAGGGGAAACCTGCGCTGCGGGCATCTGCGCCCGTGGCACCTTCACCGTCGTCGCGCGGCTCATCGCAAAGGGTATCCTCCTCCCGCCCTTGTGCGCTGTGCCCCGCGACGGCGGATTTTTTCATGAGGTGAATCGATGGCGGATGCCCTGACAGGACAAGAGCGCGCGTTGATCGAAGCTGCGCTGCGATCTGGCCGCGTGACGCGGATTCCGCGCGGCGCGTCTGGACTCAATCTTCCGTATTGGGACGCCAAGGCGGGCCAGCTGCGATATCAGGATCAAGGTTTTGCAAAGGCGCAGTTCAATTCGGGAAACGCGCGCAACGCGGCAATGGCTCGGGCGCGGGTCGCTTCTGCGAACAAGTGGGCGTCGTCTCCTGAAGCGGCTGCCGTTCGCGCGCGCCGGGGCCGGGTGGCCGGTTTGGTGGCGCGCGGTTTCTCGACAGCGCAGATTGCCGACCGACTGAACATTAGCCAGGACATTGTGCGCAAGGATGCGGCGCGTCAAGGTTTGTCCATTCGCGGAAAGCCCACGCGACCGGCTCCGGATCACGTCAAAGCGCGGCGCGATGCGCTTTTGGACATGTGCCAATTTGTGCGGACGGTTCCGGACGTGGCGAGGGTTCAAAGTCTCTGCCGGCGGGTTGTTTTGGAAGATCTGGCCGTGCTGGGCATTGATCCAAGACAGGTCGGTCGGACGTGCCACATCCCCGCAGATCGGTCGAAGGTGTTGGCGCGGCGTGAGCAAGTCGCGGCGATGCTGGCGGGTGATGTTAGTTTGGAGGAGATCGCGGAGGCGCTGGACGTGCCGCCCGAGGTCGCGCGGTTCGACGTGCAATGTGTCGGCGGCGCTGCAGCGTTCGCGAGGGTCGCGTGATGCGCTGTTCCTCAAAGATTGATGAGCCGACATTGGATTTGATCGTGCGCGTGGTGGCCGATGTCTGGGGCGTTCCGGTCGCCGACATTCTCGGCCCAAAAAAATTCCCAATGCTCGTGCGGCCCCGTTTCGCCGTGATCCTGTTGGCGCAGCGACTGACCGAGTTTTCGCTGGCCGAGACGGCGCGGTTTCTCAAGCGCGACCACACGTCCGGCGTCAACGGGAAGAAGCGCGCCGAGCACTTTGAGGCGACCTCGATCAAGTATGCCGCGCGCATGCGCCAAGCGGAGCGGTTGTTAAGGTTCTCGACCGGGCCGGTGGTCTTCGTCCGCTCGCCGAGTCGAGTGAAGGCGCCTTTGTTTTTGCGGTCTTCCAGCGGTGAGGTTTTGTCATGAGCGTCGGTGCTTTGACCGCGTCAGTGCCTATGGGGCTGCTGCGCCTCGATCTTGGCGCAGTTCCGGGCGGCGTGCCCAGGTGGACGCTTGTTGAGCCGCGCGACGGTTCGCATGCGGACAAGATGTTGGCACATGGTGACCTTGGCCCTGACGGTATGACGTCGAGCATGATGCTTTCCGTCGCGTGGAACGTGGACGCCTTCGAGCGGATCGCGGGGATCGCTGACAATCCACGGCCTGACCTGGTCGCCGTGGCCACGGTTCTGGCGCTGGCGACATTGGGCGGCGCCGAGGTGCTGCCGCTGTTGCCGGTGGTCGATGCGGCCATCAAGCCGCCTCTGCCGGAGGGCGATGCACGAAGCGGTATTCGCAACGCCCTGTCGATGGTTGAGCACGATGCGTTGCGCGGGGATCAGCCCGCGCTCGATACGTCCCTGCATGTTCTGCGGGTCGAGGTGATGCGCTGCGCGGCGGTGCGCGGCGGGCTGACCGAGGCGCTGCCTTGGTTGAAGGTTAAAGGGGAGGCCTCATGCAAAGAGGAAAATTGAGCGTCGTGGACGCTAATACGTCACCGGAGCAATATCCCGAGGAGTTGTGTGATCCTGAACTGGCTCGCAACTATTTCGTGATGTGGCATCATCGGCGGTGGTTGTCGTCGCGCCTGTGTTTGACTGCTTCGCTGGCGGTTCAAGGCGCTGCACAGAACCTGTTCTGGTTGTCGCAGGAACAGAACCCGATTGGATCGCTTCCTTCTGACCACGTGCTGCTGGCACGGCTCCTGCGGATTACAGATCACGAGTGGAACGGACTAATGGCCGAGGCTGTGACGCCTCTGCACGGCTGGCAGCAGTATATTTATGGCAACGAAATCCTCTTAGGCCACCCGGTGGTTATCGAGGTTGCATGCAATGCTGCGGCGAAGCGGGAAGAGCGCAAGCTGAGCAACCAAGGGCGTTCGGTCAACAAGCGGCGCGAGCGCTTGGCGGAGAGCATGGGCGAGATCGGCTGTTCTGCCAAGGTGTGCCAGGACGCGCATCTGGTGGCTTGGCTGGACGGCTGGTTGGTCGAAAACCATCCGGGCCAGCGGCGGCGGCCGGCCATTGAAAGCTCGATTCAGAGAGGTCTGGAAGCGGCACATCGGGCGGGCCTGTTCGGCAAGTCCTAATCTGTCGTTGCGACAGATTGCGACAGTTTGGAACTGTCGCGGACAGTTTGGTCAGTCCTGCGACAGTCCCGCACAGAATAGAACAGAACAGAATATAAAAGAGAATACGGGCCGAAACGCGACAAACCGGAAACTCCGGGCTGTGGATAAATCGGAATATGGCTGAGAAAGGGGTGAAGGCGATGGACAGTGCAGCGCAGAAGGCGGGTGAGACCCGCGTGAGGCAGAACCTGATCGATCCGCTGTCGCGGCTGGGGCTGTTGCGGCCCTCGGGTATGAAGGTGGACGCGTTTGAGGCGATGCAGCGAGAGCTGTGCCAGAGGCTCGCCTACATGCCGGAGACGCATATCGAGGCGCTGCGCGAGACGGTCGAGGACAACCCGGCCGGCAAGAGCCGGGATCGGTGGCCGGCTGCGACGTGGATCCTTGACCGGGCCAAGGAAATCAGCCCGCCGTCGCCATCGGCATCGCCTCTGATGCGCGCGCTTTTCGGCCACGCTTTCGGTCAGCAGGCGCTGGAGGGTGGCTGGGCGCCGGAGCTGCTGGACCACGTCAAGAAGGTGCGTCGATTTCCGACCCAAGACCAGTGCAACTACGTTCAGCAAAAGGCGCGCGATAACGTGGACCGCGCCAATCGCTTGAAGCGACGGCGCGACCGGGGAGAGGCGTTGCAAGAGGATGATGGCGATTGGCTGAAGCGGCGCGAGACCAGGGAGCAGCAGTGCCGAGAGATTGCGGAAATCGGGCAGGGTGGTGACGTATGAGGAGCGCAGTGAAGGCCGATGTGATCGTGGTCGATAGTCACGCCGTGGCCCGTGTTCAGTTGGAGCAAATGGACGCGGCCTGTGCAGCGGTCATCCGTCGGGCCACGCCTCCGGATCGTGTATCACCTGAGATTGGCGTGGCACCGGCGCGAGGGGCGATGATTGCCGAGGTCCCTCGTGAGGTGGTGCATTCCTCCAGCGGCCCTCGCGTCGTTCGATCTGGTCCGTCAGGCTTTGATCGTGTGCGTCGTGGCGATGCTTTTGATCTTATGGAGGAGCAGGCGCGGCGGGCTCATCCGGAGATGATACGGCGTGCGCTGGCTGACTATGAGCGGCGAGAGGCTGAGGGTTGGCCAAAGGAGCGGGCACGGCATGATGAGGCTATGGAGAAAGTCAGAGCGGGCGGCGGTCGCATAAGGCGCTTCCGTCCGCCTGCTTTCGTCGCGCCCATGTTTGAGCCGCCCTTCGATGGTGGGCAGGTGCAGGCGGGCCGGGACTATGCAGCGCTGACCGAGCGTGTTGCCTCATCTGGCGTGAAGTGTGCTTCGCTGGAGGCGCTTCGCTCTGGTGGTGGCGGTGGGTCGGGCGGTGTGTCGGAGGCGGTCGCGCGGGACATGCAAAGGCTGGCCGCGCTGCATGTGCGCATCGGTGCCGGTCTTGCCAAGGATGTGGTTCGCCCGTCTCGTGGTGGTATGCGTTCAACGATAACGGTTCGGACCTTGGTGGATGATGTGTGCTTGGGGGATAGAACGCTGGCGCAGGTGCTGAGACGGCATGGGTGGGCGGACGACACGCGGGTCAAGGCGGTGCTTCGGGGGCATCTGAGGGGCGCCTTGGACCGTATGAGGGGCTACAGCTTGGCTCAGCCGAAAAATAACGTTTGACTTCTATCCCGGCCCGTACGATGCATTCTGTCATCATCTACACTAGCGCCCGCAGCAGAGAAGCTGCCGGGCGCTTTGTCGTTTAAGGGGGCCGAGATGGGCAAGCTGGCAGGTCGAGGAATGCCCTCGCGCTTGGGGCGTCCGGTCTCCCGTCTGGTTTCAAAGCGGCCCGAAGCAGCCAAGCCAGAAGGCCAGCGCAATGCTTGGCACAAATGGTACAACACCACGCGCTGGCGCAAACTGCGTTGGAGCGTGATCGAAGCGGCGAACTTCACGTGCCAGCGTCTCGGCTGTGGTCGGATCGAAGCGGATACCTCGAAACTTGTTGCGGACCACGTCAAGCCGCATCGTGGTGATGCCGCGCTGTTCTGGGATCGCAAGAACCTGAAGTGCCTTTGCCAGTCGTGCCACAGCGGCGCGAAGCAACGCGAGGAGGCAGCGGCGCGCTGGCTCTGACCCGCAAAAAAAAAGCGCGAAATGCGAAAAAAAGTATTGACGCGGAGTTGTGTTTCGGGGGTGCGGTAGGGGGGGGTGAAAAGCCTGATTCGGGCCTATCCCCGAAACCGGACACACCATCATTCGGAGATTTTTTTCTGTGGCTGTGGAATTCGACCTGCTTGGTGACCCCATCCCGGAAGGGCGCGGAAAGGCTGGGCGGACTGGTCACGTGCCGACCTCGGAAAATGCCAGTAAAATCAGAACCCTACTGGTTGCCGGAATGACCAATGCGCAGATCGCGCAGCAGCTGGGCATTACGGTGCCCACGTTGAGGAAGCATTATTTTCATTCTGGCCGGGTGAAGCCAAAGCTGGCCCGGGAGATGGCGGTAAGCGAATCCAAGGCCAAGTTGATGCTCCAGCTTCAGGGGCAGGCAGACAAGGGCAGCGTCTCGGCGATGAAGGCGCTTTATGCCATCTTCGACAAGGCTGAGCTTGCGATACTGGAGGAGAAGCTTGGACAAGAGCAGCCCAAGGAAAAATCACAAGGTGTGAAGCGGCATCGCGAACTGATTGGCCGCGATGCAGACGATGCGCTTGAGGCCGAACTGAGCCGAGAGGTCCATGGGCTTCATTGATCGCGCGCCGCTGTTCTCTTGCCCTGATTGGTGGGAGAAATTGCAGCGCGGCGAGACGCCGATGGCCGAGGTGCCCGTCAACAAGGCGAAGGCAAAGAAGGCGCTGGCCTTCTTCAATCGCCTGCGCCTGCCGGATGTGCCCGGCAACCCTCGACTGGCCGAGGCGTGCGGCGATTGGTTCCGCGACATTCTGGTTGCATTTGTTGCCAGCGAAGACCCTGAGACGCAGCAACGGCTGGTCTGGGAACTGCTTTGCATGGTTCCCAAGAAGTCGAGCAAGACAACCTACACCGCTGGTCTGGCCCTGACAGTTTTGTACATGTGCGACGTGCCTAATGGTCAGATGCTTCTGATCGGCCCGTCGCAGAACATCAGCGCGCGCTTGTTCGACCAGGCGCAGGGGATGATCCGACTGGATGAAAGCTTGCGCCAGGTGTTCAAGGTGCAGGATCACTTGAAGACCATCACGCGGTACAAGACCGGCACAGCGATTGAGGTGAAGACTTTCGACACGTCGATTGTTACCGGCGAGATTCCACTGGTCACGATCATCGACGAGCTGCACGAGCTGGGAAAGAAAAACGGCGCGCAACAGGTGATGCAGCAGATTCGCGGTGGTGGGATCACCATGACGGGTGGTCAGCTGCTGATGATAACGACGCAGTCCGACAAAGAGCCGGCAGGGATCTGGAAGTCGGAGATCATGAAAGCGCGCGCGATTCGCGACGGTCTGTCCGGGCCCCGCCCGATCATGTTGCCGGTGCTCTACGAGTTTCCGGAAGAGTTGCAGAAGAAAGAGGAGTTCTGGCGCGACCGCGAGAACTGGCCGCTGGTGCTGCCAAACCTGAATTTGTCGATTAGCCGCGAGAGGCTGGAAGACGACTATCAGAACAACGGGCGGATCTCACCCGAAACAGAGCAGATCTGGGTATCACAGCATCTCAACATCGAGATCGGCCTCGGCCTGCATTCAGAGCGGTGGAACGGGGCCGATCATTGGACGGCCGCCGCGCGGCCGGATTTGACGCTGGAAGAAATCATCGAGACATCGGAGGTTTGTGTCGTGGGGCTCGATGGCGGAGGTCTCGATGACCTTTTGGGTGTTGCCGTTCTGGGGCGCCATGCCGAAACGAAGGTTTGGCAACATTGGGGGAAAGCCTGGGCTGATCGCGGCGTGCTGGAGCTGCGTAAAAGCATTGCGCCGGAATTGCTGGACCTTGAGGCGGCCGGTGACCTGATATTGGTCGACAACCTCGACCTGGAAGCACATCCGGAAATTGTCGAGATCTGTCAGAAGCTGAGGGAGGCGGAAAAGCTGCCCGAAGAGGACGGCATCGGTATGGACCCGGAGGGGGTGGCCTCAATCATCGACGCGCTGATCGATGAAGAGTTCGAGATCGAGGATATCCGGGCGATCAGCCAGGGCTACAAGCTGAATGGTGCCATCAAGGGCGCGCCGGTGAAGCTAAAGAATGGATCGCTCGTGCATTGCGATCAACCAATGATGCGATGGTGTGTTGGCAACGCCAAGGCGGAAACACGCGGCAACGCCGTGATCGTGACGAAGGCCAAAGCCGGGTCGGCCAAGATCGACCCGCTAATGGCTTTCTTCAACGCGGTGCAGCTCATGAGCTGGAATCCGGTCGCGGCAACCAAGAAGACTTTCACCTATACGGGGATGTGAATTTGGGACTTATGGACCTGTTTCGGGGCCGCGAGAGCGCGGCACCCGCCGCGAACCTGCGCTCTGAGCCGCCGGTCACTGCGTCTGGCGCATCGAACGTCCAAAGCGCAACCCAGTGGTCCAATGGCTATGTAACGGCGGGGGCGTCTCGTGCCGGCGTGGCAGTCAGTGAAAACTCCGCCCTATCAATCCCGGCGACGCTTCAGGCGCTGCGCATCCTGACCGGCGTCTTCGCGATGACGCCGCTGCATGCCTACACCAAGGGAGAACGCGGACGCGCATCGGCGGACCATCTGCCATCGGCCAAACTGTTTCGTGAAAGCCCGAATAGCCATCAGACGCCCTTCAGCTTCATGGAGTTGGCGATGGCCGATCTGATGCTGTCTGGAGACTTTTACGCCTACGTCAGCCGGGGCAATGGTTTTAGCCCCAGTGCGCTTACGCGTCTTTTGCCTGGGTCAGTTTTGCCGGTTCAGCACTTTGATCGAGCCGACGGCATTACTGTGTTTTATGACGCCACGCTGCCGGATGGCACCCGCGAGCGGTTCCCGTCTCGGGACATTTTGCATGTCGCCGGGTTTTCGCGCGACGGCATCAACGGACTTAACCCGATCCGCTATGCGCGTGATGCGCTTGGATCGACTATCGCGACCAACCAGCACACCGCCGACTTCTGGGGGCGCGGTGGCAAGCCGTCCACCGTCCTACAGACCTCTGGCAAGATCAGCCCAGAGGACAAGAAAGCCATTCGGTATGATTGGCAGTCTCTCTATTCCGGGTTGTCGGGCGAGTCCGTGGCCGTTCTCGATCAGGATCTGAAAGCCGAGTTCCTGACGCACAACATGAAAGACAACCAGATGCTGGAAACCCGGCAGTTTCAGGTTGTCGATCTGGCCCGCCTTTGGGGAGTACCGCCGCACCTGATCTTTGAACTGTCGCGGGCGACCTTTTCAAACATCGAACAGCAGTCGCTTGAGTTCGTGATCTACCACCTCGGCCCTCACTACACGCGGTTCGCCCAGGCGATCACGAAGGCTTTTGCGCCGCATGGTCACTACTTCGAGCACCTGACTGATGCGCTGACACGTGGCGATCTCAAGAGCCGCATGGAGGCGTACTGGCAGCAGCGTCAGATGGGGATGGTCAACGGCGATGAACTGCGCCGCCGCGAGAACCTGTCGGAGATCCCTGATGGCGCCGGTCAGGAATATTGGCGCCCCAGCAACATGGCAATCGCCGGTCAGAGGCCGGCAGAGCAGGAGACCGACAATGTCGAAGAATGATCTGGCTTGCGTACTTGCCGCCATCCGGTCGCAGCCTTGGGCAATAGTGCCTGAATACCTGGAAGCAATCGAGGCTATCGCGCTGCGTGCCATGGATGCTGAGGTGCTGGAGCGTGTGGCAAAGGATGGCCATGTCCCGATGGTCGAGGCCAGCCGCACAGCCGTTGCAGCCATGGGCCAGAGATTGGACGGGACGCAGATGTCGATGATCCGCGGCAATGTCGCCGTGGTCCCGCTGATTGGCACGATCTTTCCGCGTGCCTCGCTTATGGGGGCCTCCACCGGTGGCACAGCATTGGCAACCTTCATGTCGGATATGCGGGTTGCCTGGGCCTCCGAGAGCGTGGACCGCATTGTGATGCTGGTGGACAGCCCCGGGGGTGTCGTCTCTGGCTTGGGGGAAGCGGCGGAGACGCTGCGCGCATCTCCGAAGCCGATCACTGCCTTTGTCACAGGCACCGGTGCCAGCGCCGCCTATTGGCTGGCGAGCCAAGCGCAGGAGATCGTTTTGGATCGCAGCGCCATGGTCGGGTCCATCGGTGTGCTGGCGACCCTATCGCGACAGGAGGGACCGGATGCCAGCGGCAATCGGACCTATGAAATCACGAGCAGCGGCGCACCAGAAAAGCGCCCGGACCCTGCGACCGAGGAAGGCCGCGCCGCCATCCAGCGAATGGTTGATGCTGCCGAGAGCGTATTCATCGGCGATGTCGCGGCGGGCCGGGGCGTCAATGCAGCCACGGTGCGTTCCGAGTTTGGACGTGGCGGCATGTTGACCGGTGCCGGTGCCGTTGCCGCTGGCATGGCCGACCGGATCGGCACGCTGGAGGCCGAGCTAGCAGGCAAAACCACACAGAGTTCCGGGCGCACCCGGGGATCAGGGGCAGGACGGCGTGCGCGTGCCGCAGCCCAGATAGAGACGCGGCGTCGGGCCGCTGAAGAAAGGAACTGAGGATGCACAAGATCCTTGAACTGAAGGCCCGCCGCGAGGCGCTTCTGGCCGATATGGACGCAATTGTGAACGCGCAGGGCGATGACGGCGATGCTGATTGGTCCGCTGAAGACGAAGCAAAGTTCGATGCTTTGAAAGCAGAGGATGACAAAGTGGCCGCGCAGATCGCGCGCTTCGAAGACGTCGAGCGTCGCAAGGCTGCTGCTGCCGTTCCGGTGGCGGCTATGCCTGCTGCGATTTTGGCGAACCTGTCCGACGCTCCGGCACCTGCGCAAGCCGCAGAGCCTGGGCTGCGATTCGCGCGTATGACCCGCACCATCGCTGCCGCTGGGGGCAACGCCTACGTCGCGCAGCAGATCGCCGAGGCCAATGGTGACTCGGCGCTTTTTGCCAACCAATCTGCTGGCATTGCCACGCAGGGCGGGTTCCTCGTGCCGGAGGATGTCTCCTCTGAGGTGATCGAATTGCTGCGTCCTGCATCCGTGGTCACGGCCATGGGGCCACGCTTCATCCCGATGCCAAATGGCAACCTGACCCAAAACCGCCGCGCAACGGGTGCCAACTTTGCCTATGGCGAAGAGCAGACCGATGCACCGGCAACCGGTGTCACCTTTGGTCAGGTCCGGCTGTCTGCCAAGAAGCTGCGCGGCATCATTCCGATCTCAAATGATCTGCTGCGTCAGACATCGACCGCAGTCGATCGGTTGATCCGGGATGACGCCGTCGAGGATGCTGCGCAAATTCAGGACCGCTATTTCCTGCGCGGTGTTGGCACGGAATCGACCCCGAAGGGGCTGCGCTACCAGCTGGTGGGCACACCGATGGCAGCAAGCAATATCTTGGTGTTTGGCGCCACCGCGACACCGAGCATTCAGCAAGTCGATAATGAACTTGGCTCACTGGAGCTGTCGCTGCGCAATCGCAACATCGTCGTCACCGGCGCGCAGTGGGTGATGTCACCGCGCATCGAGAACTTCCTGATGAATCTGCGCGATGGCAACGGAAACAAGGTCTATCCGGAGATGGGCGACGGGATGCTGCGCAAGAAGCGGTATCACGTCACCACCGAGATCCCGGACAACCTCGGTGCGGGCGGGAACGAGTCCGAGATCGGCCTGATCCATCCAAGCCATGTGATGATCGGGGAGCACATGGGCATCGAAGTCGCTATGTCAACCGAGGCGGCCTACAAGGACGCCTCCGGCAAAATGCAGGCGGCGTTCTCGCGCGATGAGACCCTGATGCGGATGATCATGCAGCATGATATCGGCCTTCGCCACCTCGCCGCCGTGGCGTGGGGCACGGGCGTGAGATGGGGCACCGACTGACGATCCGCGCTGATTGACGGGCGGGCCGGATCGGCCCGTCCATGACCTTTCCATCATGGAGAAACCAAAAATGACCGTGCTAAACCGAAACATCGGCGCACTGATTGCTGCGCTTGCGGCTGTCGCGAACACTGCCGCAACGGCAGGCGACGCCGGAGATGGCGTGCAAGCCAATGGCTACACCATTGACCTGCTGGCCATCGGTACGCCCTCCTCGGGCGTCGTCGCCATTCCGTTCTCGGCAGCCCTGGCTGAGGATGAGACGTTGGGGCTGACCGTAACGGTCTCTTCCGGGTCCTCCTCTGATCTCTCCGATGCTACCGAGCTGACCTCCTCGACCGTTGTGGCGGCCACGGGCGGCGCCGGCGGTTCGACTGAAACAGGTTGTGTCGAGGTGGACGTGACCTTGTCAGCAGCGGCCCGCTACGTCCGCGTGAGCATCACGCCTGACCTGAGTGCGGGTGACACCGATACAGCCGCGCTTTCAGGCATCCTGATTACCGCCGGCGCGGATCGGGTGCCGCAATGAAGGCGGTCACGTTCATCGCCACCTGGCTGAGCTATCAGCCAGGTGAAACCGCAGGTTTTCCCAAGGAACAGGCCGATGTGCTCATTGCCAGTGGAAAAGCGCACCCGGCCAAGGCCGAGGAGGAAGAAGTCGAAACGGAAAATCCAACCGGCCAAACGTCGGCGGAGGTTCCAGAGCGAAAAGACTTGATCGAGGGCCTGATCCACCAGCTCGACCCGGAAACGGACTTCACACAATCGGGCAAGCCTGAGGTTGGTGCGATAAATGATCTGCTTCCGGCCGATACCGATCCGGTCACGGCGGAAGAGCGCGACTTGATCTGGCAGGCGTTGAACGCATGAGGCTCACTCGGATTAGCGCATCTGCCACCTCGCCCGTCACTCTGGGCGCGGTGAAAGCATACCTGCGCGTGCTGCACGACGATGAGGATGCGCTGATCCAGAGCTTGATTGATGCCGCGGTGACCTATCTCGATGGTCCGATGGGCATTCTTGGGCGTCCAATCATGTTGCAGACATGGGAGGTCGCCCTCGACAGTTGGCCGGCATCGGAGCTGCGTCTGCCGGTGGCCTCGGTCACTTCTGCCACCGTCGACTATTATGACTCCAGCGGAGTGGTTCAAACGCTTCCGCCGGATTCCTACAGTATCGACCCTCTAACCGAGGCAGCCGTCGGGGCTGCGCGTCCCGTGTTGCGGTGGGTTGGTGCCTTTGCGCGTCCTGAGCTTGGCGATGGCCTTTATCCGGTTCGGCTAGAATTGACCGGTGGAGCTGCCGATGCAGGCGCTCTTGATGCGGGGCTGGCCACGCTTGTGACTATGATCGCGGGCGAATGGTACAAGCGCGATGGTGATGGTGGTGCGGCGAAGGACTGGCCCATGGCAATTGAGGCGCTGTTGGCGCGCTATCGGGTGAAGCTGTGAGCCAAGCAATATCTAACCGTCGCCACCTGGTTGCGTTCGATGCGCCGACCTTTGAGCCGGACGGCTATGGTGGTCAGGTCCAAACGTGGCAAGAGTCATTTCGCGCTTGGGCAGAGTTTATCTATCGACGCGGTTCAGAAGGCGTCGAAGGTGGGAGGTTAGCGGAACAAGCGACTTTCCGTGTGCGAGTGCCGATTTGTGAGGCTGCGCGTTCTCTGACACCTGATTGCCGGATGCGTACTTTGAGGCATGGGTTGCCAGTTGGAGTAGAGGGGGATGCTCTGCCGGGTGATCGTTTCAATGTGCGCTCAATAGATATGAGGACCGATCCGAGCAATGTCTGGCTGTTGGCTGAAAGTGGGGTTGCAGTATGAGTGCGTCGAGCGCGCTGCAGAAGGTGATCATTGCCGCACTTCTTGCCGATTCCGGGGTGGCCCAGGCTGTCGGTAATCGTGTATTTGACCGCGCGCCGAAAGGGGTTCGTTATCCCTATGTGAGCCTCGGGCCTTCATCGTTTTTTCCGGAGCGGCGCGATTGCATGACAGCGCGCGTGGAGACTGTTCAGCTTGATGTCTGGGCGCGGAACAATGAGCGCCGCCAGCCATGCAAGGCGATATGCGATGCTGTGGAGGCTGCGCTCGATATGGCGGATCTGTCCCTCGAAGATCCGTATGGGCTTGGGCGCTTTGAGCTTCGCCTAAGTAGAGTTTTGGATGATCCAGACGGCATCACAACACATGGTGTTATGCAGTTTGAGGCGGAGGTTACTTATTAGCGCAGATGCCTTCTGAGTAATCCGTGGCGAAACCATCAATTCCCAGATTTTCCTTTTGATCCGCAATCGAATCAATGATGCGATTGGCAAGTTCACGCGTTTCAGGCCCTGAAAACTCGGATTTAAGCCCCGAAATATCAGCTTCAAGGTTCTCCAAGTATCGGTCTGCTACGCGCAGCATGAAGTTCGCATGAGACCATCCGGCGCAAGCTTCCAAGAGTTCCAATTCGGGGTCCGCTTTCAACGGCGTGGCTAGAAGGAGCATGGCAAAAATCAACCGCATGGAATCAACCTCATGGTGCAAAACGCAAAATTCACAAAGAAGATGCGCGCCATGCGGTCGGAAGTCAAAGAGGCGCTGGTCCGAGGCGTCGAGCGCAACGCCGAAAAAGTCTGCGATGAAATGCGCCTCATGCTCGCGGTCCAATACCCAGCCGTCGCTGCAAAGGTGGAAATCGGCTGGACTTGGGGCGACGCACCTACAGGCTCTTTCACCATAGCGAGAGCCAGCAACGGGGCCGAAACGACTGCCCTCTCAGTTGCGATCTACGCACGCGGCAAGCAGGGCAGCGGCCTCAGCGCTGCATGGTTTGAGTTCGGCACGGCAGAGCGCGTCACGAAGAGCGGCGCACGCAGAGGCCGAATTACCGCAGGCCCATTTTTTTACACGGTTTTCCGCGCCAATCGGCAGCGGGTTCAAGCAAGCCTTCGCGCCACACTTCGTCGCGCGGTGAAGAAGATCAACGCCAGCTAAGGAGTTCTGACCATGGCGATTGCAGATACAATGGACTATGATGAAATGGTCCTTGAGGTTGAGTTCGACCCGGTGGGTGATGCAGGCACATGGGCGCGCGTTTGCGGCATGACTGACATCACATGGAACCGATCAAAGCAGGCCAGCACCGATGAAGTGCCGGATTGTGCGGACGAAAGCCTACCGCACCATATCCGGCGCTTTACCACGTCCATTGACGTTACGGCCTCCGGCACCGGCAAGTGGGCGCTGTCTTTCGACAAGCGTATGCGGGATTGGTTCTACAACGACACCACGCTCAATGTACGTCTGCGCAATGCCAAGGTAGAGGCGGACGGCGCGACCGGTGACTATGAGACCGAAGTGGTTCCGATGAAGCTTCTGAACCTGTCAAACTCCCGCACCAAGGGCGCGACGGTCACTGCTGAAATCGAGATTGGCCGCGACGGCGCGGTTTCTCTGACCGAGAAGGCTGCTTGATGCAGTCGGTGCACTTGACTTGGCCGGGAGGCTACAACGCTTTCCGGCTTCGTATCGGTGAACTGCGAGCACTCCAAAATGCCACCAACGCAGGGCCGGAAGAGTTGCTGAACCGAATCCGAGTTGGAAAGTGGCGGGTCGATGATCTGATCCAGGTTCTCCGCTGGGGTCTAGTCGGGGCAGATGAAATGAGCGCGGCTGATGCCGCAACAGTCGTGACGCCTCTCTTGGACCTGCATCCGCTTTCAGAGTTTCGAATTGCCGCCTCGGCGGTCCTCTTGGCCGCATTGGTTGGGGTGGATGATGACCCGGTGGGGGAGACGGTGGGGGTAGCGGAGACGCCCCCGGAAAATGGAAGTTCTCTGAGTTCTATGCCGCAGGAGCCGTGATCGGCTGGACGCCTGAACAGGTGAACCAGATGGGTCTTTGGGAATTTGTGGCGGCTACGTCTGGCTACGCCAAGGCGCACGGCGGCGGGAAAAAGTCGGGGGGCGAAGGCATGAGCGATGAGCGCATGCGGGATCTAGGCATTGAGGGTATGTGATGGCTGAAGGTGACGACCTCCTTGTCGAAATCGGTCTTTCTGAGCGCAAATATGCGCAGGCTCTCGCGCGGTTAGAGCAGTCCAGCAACAAGGCAGCTAAGGGGATTGAGAACAAATTCACCCGCCAAAACCGGTCCTTTGTGCGCGGTGCTGAGAAGGCGAACCAATCCGCCAACGCATTCGCAAATGGCGGGTTGAAAAACATCGGCATGCAGCTTTCGCAAGTGGCCCAACAGGGTGCTGTGACTGGCAATTACCTGCAAGCCATGTCGATTCAGGCAGCAGATATAGGTCTGGCGTTTGGCACGGCAGGGATAGCTATAGGCGCTCTTATTTCTGTGCTTGGGCCGATTGCGATCAATATGGCGGGGTTTGGAGACGCCGCTAAAGAAGCCGAAGAAAATGTCAAAATGCTTGCAGATGCAATGTCCAGGCTTGAAGCTGCGAGGGCGGGTTCAGGTCGTGGTCAAAGTGACCTGATCGGTGAATATGGGGCGCTTGCGGAGCGCGCTCAGCGTCTTTTTGAGATTGAGCAGCGGATTGCTGAGATCCGCGCGGGTGATGCGTTCAAGGCAGCTACACGTTCTGTAGCGCAAGGTTTGGGGGCAGGTCAGGTGTTCGATCTTGATCCTTCTCAAATCCGTGACGCGGAAACTGCCTTTGCCGCTCTCCGCGCCGAAATGGATTCACTGTCTAACGCATCTCAAATGACTGATGCTCAGATGCGGTCGGCCATTGAGCGATTGCGGGGTATCCAAGGTGAGATCGGCGCGCTTCGCAGTGTAACCGATAACTTCGATGATTTGGCCGATATGCTTGGCGTCACGGAGGAGCAAGCGCAAGAAATTGCAGCCCGCTTCGCTGAGATTGGCAGATTGGATGCAGGGCAAAAGCAGGCCGATGCCATGATTGATCTGGCGGGGTATATCTCAGAGGCGTCGGGCAATTTGACGGAGGCCGAGGAGGAAGGGCAGGACCTATATGATCGCCTACTGCAAGCCGCTGTAGCGGCGCTTGACTTGGCGGCAGTGGACATGACTGCGCCAATCGCCTCAGCTTCTAACGCTGCTGACGGTTTGGTATCAAAGCTGTCCGCTGCGGTGGCGCTGTTCAACAGGCTGAGTCTTCAGGATTCCAAGGTCTACAGCGGTCGGGGTGGAGATCCGCGTCAATTCATGGAAGGTGGCTCTGGGTCCGCCGAAAACTACTCAGCAAACGTGGATTACACACCCATTGATGAGATCATCGCCGACGCTAGGGAAAAGGCCGCTCGCGCATCTGGTGGCAAGAAATCAGGGCGAAAGAAGGGCGCTAAGTCTAATGCTGAAAAGGAGCGTACGGCAGCGCTGCGCGAGGTGGAGCGCCACGTTGAGCGGACGCGTACTGCGGTTGAAGCTTACCATCATGAACTTGATGAACTGGAAAAGTTGAAACCTTTCTTTGAGCAGACCGGCAATGCAGAGGCGTACTCGCGCGCGGTGCAGGATGTACACGAAGAATTTGATCGGGTTCAATTCGAAAAGATATACGAAGGAATAGACAGCGTTTCCGACGCAATGGCGAATGCAATCGTCAATGGGGAGGACATGGGTGAGGCCCTGAAAGGGGTGTTCCGTCAGATCGCTGCTGATCTTCTTGCATCTGGCATTCAAAAGATGCTCACCAACCTATTTACAGCAGGAGTCGGTGGCGGGGGCGGCGGAATTGGGAAGCTGTTCGCGGGCTTCTTCGACGGCGGCGGCAACATTCCGACCGGCCAATTTGGGATCGCGGGCGAAAATGGCCCCGAGATTATCCGGGGGCCTGCCAGCGTCACAAGCACGAAGGCCACGGCGGCAATGATGCAAGGCAGCGGATCGACCTCTGTCGTTGTGAACAATTACAGCGGGGCGAACGTGCAGACCCGCACCACCACGATGCCGGGCGGCGGCAGGCGCGAGGAAATCATAATCGGGCAGCAAATGGCGTCAGCCATGACAGCACCGGGCAACCCAGCCCGCCGAGCGCTGAACAGCATGGGCGCGCGTATGCCTGGGGAGGTCACATAATGCCGCTCGCAAATTGGCCCTCTGATGTTCCCGGGCCGACCCTGTCAGGCATTTCCATGTCACCTCAGAACGCCCGAAAAGAGCGCACGGGAGACACCGGCCCGCCGCGCTTCCGGCGCAAGTTTTCGGCGGTCTCTGAGGGGCTCTCGATGCAGTGCATCATGAACCTGACGCAGTTTCACACCTTCAAGTACTTTTACACTGAAACATTGCAGCAAGGTTCATTGCCGTTCATCATGCCAGACAGAGTGCAGACCGGTGCCCCTGTGGCGACAGAAGGCGGCGCAATACTTCTGACAGAAGACGACTTCCCCATAGCTGTAGTGCGCAATCGTCTTTGCGTTTTTGGCGAGCCATATTCCGCCAACCGCTTTTCACTGGCTTGTGACTTCACGGTGTCTTTCACGTTGTGGGATCTGCCAACGTGAGCCGGATCAGCCTGACCGCGCGGGATCAGCTGGACGCCCAATCTTCGGCAGAGGTTGAGGTGCTGTTGCTGTACCTGAACCACCCTTCGTTTGATGGACCGGTGCGCGTTTCGACAGACCCGACTGTAGCGCTGTCCTATGAGCCGCTGATGTACGGCACGCGCTCAACGTGGATAGATGGAACGCCGGAGGAATATCTATTCGTCGCGGCTGGAATCGAGCGCCCGAGCGACCAAGAGGATGAGCCTGCATCATCAAGGATCGTTTTGGACAACTTCGACGCGGCCAGCGTCACGGCCCTACGTCAATTCTCAGATTTTGCCACCGCGCACCTTGCCATCGTTCTCGCCAGCACGCCGGACCTGATCGAATATGAGTGGCGGGATCTTCAGCTCATGGGGATCAGCTACGGCAACGGCGCGCTGTCCCTGAGCCTGTCCCGCGACCCTATCGAAAACGATAACGTGCCCATGGACAGCATGACCCCCCAGCGGTTCCCGGCGCTGAACTGATGGACTGGTCACGGTACGTGGGCATTCCCGAGCGCGACCTTGGCCGGGATCGGTCGGGCGTCGATTGCTGGGGGCTGTACAGGCTGGTCATGGCCGAGGCGCACGGCATTGAATTGCCGTCATATGCCGGGGATTACCTCTGTTCGCGCGAGCGGGCGCAGGCGGCGGCTGTGGCGCGTGGTGAGTTGGCACAAACCCCGTGGCACGAGGTGGAAACCCCGCAGCCCTTCGATCTTTTGCTTTTCAGAATGCACGGCCACGCCTCCCATATCGGGGCCTGCGTTGACCGGCTCCACATGCTCCACACAGAGCGCAACGGCGCATCCGTGATCGTCCGCATGGATGATGCATGGAAACGCCGGTTGCGCGGCATTTACCGACACGAGGCGCTTTTATGATCCACGGTATCGCGATCAACGCGGCGCTACCTGACGTTGGCCGGAAAACGGTTGACCTGCTGGGCGAGCAGACCGTTGCGGACGTGGTCGCGGCGCTCATTCCGGGGGCTGCTGAGCATGTTCTCGACGCTGCGCGTGTGACGATCCACCATGACGGAAAAGAGGCTCTTGTGCCGCGCTCAGCGTGGGCGCGCACCCGCCCGCATGATGGCACGCGCGTCGTGGTTGCTCTGCCGCCGGAGGTCAACGCGGTTTTGGGCATTGCCGGGGTTGTCGCGAACTACATCACGGGGTCTCTATATTACGCTGGGTTCACTGGACTTGGGGTCGCCGGAACCAACGCGATATTTGTCGGCACCGTTGTCGGCCTTGGCGCTCTGGCGGTGGCGGGCCTCAATGCTCTGGTGCCGACGTTGCCTGAAATGAAAAACGGGCGCTCACAGGAGGATGCCTACAGCATTTCCGGCTGGCGCAACCAAGCTAGGCCCGGTGAGCCAATCCCGCTCCCGCTTGGGCGTATCCGCGCCGCCCCCGTATTCATCGCACCGCCTTACACTGAGGTCGTGGGCGACGATCAGTATCTTCGGGCTTTGTTCTGCTTTGGGTATGGGCCGCTGAAAATCTCCGACATTCGTATTGGCGACGTGCCGATCGATGACATGACCGGCGTGCAGTACGAGGTTCGCGAAGGCCGTCCCGACGACGCGCCGATTTCGCTGGTGCGCGAGATCGTCCAGGAGCAAGGCGTTTCGCTCGAATTGGAGGGGCCTCAGCCGCCTACAGACGCCGCGGGAAACCCCATCGCAGGCCCTCTAGAGGATCGCCCGTACATCATGACCACTGCGGAGAATAGCACCCGCGTGCGCGTGATCTTGCAATTCCCCGGCGGTCTGCATCGGATCTCCACCAGTGACGGTGACGTGCGCCCGCGCGGTGTCGAGGTTCTTTACAGCATCCGGCAGGCGGGCACTGAAGTTTGGCAGGAGGTCGAGGAAGTCGGCTATGCCGGTCAAACCACTCAGGCGTTTTTCCGAAGCTATACGTTCGATCTGCCATCGCGTGGCCGTTGGGATGTGCGGATTGACCGCGTGGGTGTGAAAAGCACAGACCCGGTGCATTCGGAAACGGTGAACCTTTGGTCGGTGCAGAGTATCAAGCCGGAATACCCGATCAATTTTGGAAAGCCCCTGGCACTGTTGAGCGTGCGAATCCGCGCAAGCTTCCAGCTCAACGGCACGCTCGACAATCTCACGGCCCTGACAGAGCGCTATGTGCGGGACTGGAATGGCAGCGATTGGGTAGAAGCCACCAGCGCCAACCCTGCCAGCGTCTACGCGTATGCACTGACCGCCAACCACAACCGCAGGCCAGCTTCCGACAGCGAAATTGATTGGGATTTCCTGCAAGACTGGCATGAATACTGCGCCGCCAACGGTCTCGAATATTCGCACAACCACATCGACCGGACGCCGCTGCGTGAAATGCTGGTGCATATCGCTGCAGCCGGGCGCGCTTCGCCGCGACACGATGGCGGCAAGTGGGGCGGGATCATTGACTGGAAGCGGTCGTTCGTTTCCCGCCATATCAGCCCCCGCAATAGCCGCGACTTTCAGGCCGAGCGGTCTTATTTCCGCCACCCTCACGGATACCGGGCGCGTTTTCGAGACGAAGCCGAGAGCTATGAGGAGCGGGAAATCGTGGTGCCGTGGCCGGGTGTGGCCGCTGGCGACGTAGAAGAGGCAATTCAGCGGACAATCAAGGGCGTCACATCTGCGGACAAAATGCAGCGCGCGCTCTATCGGTCGATGATCGAAGCAGAGCGCCGCCGCGACCGATGGTCTGTTGTCATGTTCGACGTGTCGGAGCATGTCGAGCGCGGTGATAACGTGGCGCTTTCTCACTATGAACTGAGCGACAGAATGACGACTGGCCGTGTGTTGCACGTTTCGGGCAATCAGGTTGTCCTCGATGAGCGGGTGACCATGGTCGAGGGCGAAAGCTACGGCATTTCGTGGCAGCACTATGACGCGGACGACACCACCGGAACCAAACGCACCGCCGAGGTTGTCACGGTTCCCGGCGAAACGTCTGCTTTGGGCGTTGTTGGCCAGACCCTGCCGCCTGTGGGCGCTCTGGTGTCGTTCGGCCCCGGTGAAATGATCACCGAGGATGCAGTCGTCCTGTACGTCGAGGCGGGTTCTGAGGGCGCGCGGGTGGTTCACATGACCAACGCTGTGCCGGAGCTTGATGCCCTGACAGCGGCCTATGAGCCTGCCGAGTTCTCGGGGATCGTAGGAGAAGTGGTCGGTTCCGACGCTGTACCGCTGGTGCCTGTGTTCACCGGCGTTTCTACGGAGGTTCCAGAGGGTGAGTATGGCCCCACGGCCCGGGAAGTCAGGGTTTCGGCGCGGGCCGCATCGGCTGATACGGCTCTCATTGCAAACATTCTTGTTGAGCATCGCCTGACCGGCGAAACTGAATGGGATCAGACCACGATCAACGGGGCCTCTGGCACTGCCTCTATCCTTTACGATGACGAGGATGAGATTGACCTGCGCGCGACAGCGTTGCGCGCTGATGGGGTATCGGGCGATCCAACTGCAGTTGTTGAATATGTGGTCGGCTCCGATCTTGGCGACCTTCCGGCGCAACCTGACCTTGCCACGCTCTCGGCAGAGGGCGGGCTTGGGCGTGCTGTCATCGAACTTCGACACTCAGACCCGAACACCACGGCGCTTGAGGTCTTCCGCACGGCGGTTGGCAACACGCTCGACACCGACGCGGACAGCCTCGGCATTTACGATCTGGCTCCGGGTATGACCATCGCGGTCATCGACGGCGATACATCGCGCGTGGATCTTCTGGACTCTCTGGATTTCTCCGGCGCGGCTGGTTCGACGGTCTCGAACGCTGTCGCCATCACGGATGGCCGCACGTATCGCGGGGCGGTCACGATCACCGGCAGCACAGCGGGCAACGTCACATTGGCCCTAACCGGCACCGGAGACGATGTGGAAACCGCCGCGCTATCCGGGAATGCGCTGCACCTTGTCAGCCTCGTGGCAGGCCCGGACCTGACGGACGTTTCTTTGACCAGATCAGCAGACTTCGACGGCACTGTCACGGTCGTTCTGATAGAAGAGAGCGCCGCCAGCGCACCGCAGGGTGAGCAGGAATACCGTTTTGCGGCACACGACGGCGGCGACCTGTCCTCCGCCATCACGGCTCCTTTAACAACCACAATCATTTAAGAGGCGTGCAATGAAGCCACCTATCAAAGTCCCGACGCTCGGGCTGATTTCTGATGCCGTGACACTCTTGGGCGTTGATGGCCTTGGGAGTGTCGGGCGCTACCCTGTGGACAGCCTGGCATCCAGCGCATCGGTCGCAGCACTCTCAGCTTCCGTCGATTCTATTTCTGGCGACTACGCCACCGGAACCGCGCTGACCGCGTTGCAGGCGGAAGTGGACGGGCTGGTGGCGATCCAGTCAGACCTGACCTTTATTGGTGGCTGGGACGCCTCTGACGGCGTATTCCCGACATCCACCACGGCGGGCGAATACTGGATCACTGAAACCGCCGGGACCGTGGACGGTGTTTCGTTTGCTGTTGGTGATAAGGTCATCGCGACCGTGGAGGATGCCTCCACTACGACATTCGTAGGCAACTGGCTGCGTGACCCAGCACCGCAGTTTGACGCCGAGAACCTGACGTTGACCGGCGAGACCACGGCGGATTCTCTTGTCGTCGATGGGCTACCGGTCGCACCGACGGTCAAGTCCGCTGCCGGGGCAGATTGGCTTTGGCCTGACCCGTTTTTCAAGAGGGTAAGATTGGGTGAAGATTTTGACGGTCGGGACGTTTGGCTTGGAGACGTGGCTGCGAATTGGGAATTTGTTGACAATGCAGTATTTCCAAACGGGCGAGCTTTGCAGTCCGATGATACCGCAACCGGCCTTACCGGCCCTATCATACCTCTCCCTGCGTCCAGGTTTCCTGCGGGTTCGGATCTGACCGTCCGAATGCTGGTCGTGGGGGACGTTGGGGTAACAGTTTCCACCGGCGCGCGCTGGTACGATGGAGGCTCTAATCTTGGCGGCGATGGAATATCCGCAAATGAGGTCACGGCGACCTCCATTCCGCAAATGGTGACAGTGACATGTCTCGCCGCCCCCGAAGGTGTGGACGGTCTCAGGCTCTATCCGTATGTCAAAAGCGGCACAGGGACGTTCCGAATTCTCGCGATGTGGGCGTATCTCGGTCAGGATGGACCCGCGTGGCCTGTGCAAGATCGCGCCCTTGATCCCCTGCGGGAGCCGCGTCCGGACACCTATCGCCCGCAGATGCCCCGCCTTGCCTCCAAACTGGTGCAGGGCCAGTGGGCCAGTGTGGCTTTCTTGGGCGATAGCTGGACGAATGACCCCGTTCGTATCATGCAGCCAGTTCAATCGCGTATTGCGGAACAGTGGAGCGTTACATCAGCTGGCTACATCAGTACCGCGACATCTGCGATATTCAAACCCCCGCTGTGTGCTCGGTCGCGCAGTGGGGTGTGGGTTGAGAGCGACTTTGGCCCAGGCTTTGGCCCCGACGGCGCGCACGCAACCACGGATGAGGTTGGCGCGTCGTTCACGGTGGACCCGGACAGTGGTGCAGTTAACAACGCAATTCGCCTGCACTACCTCCAACAACCCGGCGGTGGAACCATCGATTGCAGGGCCTACGATAGCGGCTCGGAAGCGGTACAGACAGTTCAGACCGTCGATACCGATGGGGCGCTGTCCTATCAGACTGTCACTATCCCTCATACTTCAGGCTACGCAATGACGTTCCAAGTCGCCACGGCGGGTTCTGGTGTGACGATTATGGGCGCAGAGATCCTCAACATTGCGGCAGGTGAGGTCGCTGTACACAAAATAGGTAATGGCGGCGCAACTGCGGCCGATTTTCTGACTATCCCGGAGGACTATTTCGGCGCGGCTATGACGGCTATCGCGCCAGATTGTGTTTTCCTGACGCTCGGCACGAATGACATGTCAGGCAGTGTCCCGCCACGTGAGTTTCGGGAGCAAATCGCGCTGATCTGTGACCGCATTCGGGCGGCGAAAAATCTCTGCGATATAATCTTGGTGGCACCTGCTCAGAACGGATTGACGGACAGGGTATACCGGATGCAGGACTATGCCGACGCACTGTTTGATTTGGCGCGCGACCAAGGCTTTGGCTTCGTGGACCTGTTCGGAGTGTTCGGTCCAAATCCTGTCCTTCCGGTTTCCGCAGGCGTGTACCAAAACGATTTCGTCCACCCCAATCAATTCGGCGGTCAAATGATTGCAGGGCACCTTTGGGACGCCTGCTTTCGTCGCCTGACCTGAGGTGCGCCTGCCACCTGCCATCTGATCTGTGAGCAGCGTCCTGCGCGGCCCGAAAAACCTTAAAAATACAGGAGGCAACTGATGGAGCCGGCACTGGGCTATACAGAATATGGCGTGCTTGGCCTCACGGTCTTCGTCTTGCTTTTTGCAGTCTGGAAGCTCTGGGAGCGTGTCGTGACCCTATCTGACAGATCTTTCGAACGTGAAGCCACGATGACGGATGTTCTAAATCGGACGCTTGAAGAGCTACGCCGGGGGCGGGGTGGCTTGTGATGTGCTTCATCGATTGGTTCCTGCCTAAAAAGACAGCCGCGCGCATTGAGGCGCTGGAAGCGCAGCGCCAGAAAAATGACGAATTGCACCGGGCTGTTCTGCGCGAGCTGTCTCGGCACTTTGAGGAGCGCGATGACCGTGACTGACTTCTTTTATCCGGCGGTAGCGTGTATCGCCCTTGTGTTTCTGCTGCTCAATGCCGTGGCGTTCCGTCGCTACGCTTTCAGCTGGGACGATGATCCGCTGAATAACCTTGGCGGCGGCATGTTCTGGATGAGCGCTGCTGGGGCGATCCGGCTTCTGTGGTGGGACATCTTAAGGGCTTGGTCCATCGCCCTGAACCCGGGATTATGGGAAGCGCTTAATATGCTGGGCGTAGGCATCAACGTGATGTTCAACGCTGCCGCAGTTTACGGCGGATTTCGGAAACTGCGCGGCTTTTGGTTGATGATACCTCTTGAGAACAGGGGGGATTATCCTTTGCTGCTGGCCGCATTTTATCCACGCCGGCTGTCTTTGTGGCCTCTATGGCGCTGGCCTTCCGACAGGCGGAAGTGACATGCGACGCGCGGTGGTTACGCTTCTGCGCCGCTACGCTGCCCCCGCGATCGAATGGACCTCCGTTGAGATCCACTGGCTGATATACCGTGACCGCTCCATGAGCCTATGCGCGCGGGCTTGGGTATACAGAGAGCATTTGTTCTGGCGGGCGTGGGTGGCTGTTTTTGACACCCTGTTGCTTGGTTATGAGCCGGACCATTGCCGCGCCAGTGCTGAGAGGTGTGGGAGGTAGCGCGGGCCGCTATCGTTGCAGGCTGGTTAGGCCCGCTATTGTCGCTTGATGCCGTCGCCCCCGGCGATACCGCCGACCAAGGCAGATCTTACCAGCGGTCGCACATCGCCCGCGCCCCTCTCCCTACCACATCGACCCCCACGACACAACCGCGCCGCGTGCGCGCTCTCCACACATGAAAGGCGAAGGCCATGACCGTAGAAGCACTGCTTGATTTCATCGCAAAGCCGGAAAGCGGCAATGACCCCAACATCGTTTGGGCCGGGATCAAAGCCAAGCACCGCCCGCCGCGCCCCCTCACCACCATGACTGTGCAAGAGGTGCTGGACTGGCAAGACAGCATTGACCCGCTCTACATGTCCGAAGCCGCTGGGGAGTGGCAATTCATGGAGGATACGCTGCGAGGGCTGTACCGTGAGGCCGGGGTGTCCCTGCGAGATACCTTCGATGAGGCAACGCAATACCGGCTGGCCTATGCGCTGCTGCGCCGCCGTGGGCTGGATGACTACCTTGAGGGCCATATCACAGCGGAGGCGTTCGCGCAGAACCTGTCCAAAGAGTGGGCTTCACTGCCGTGCATCACTGTGGACCGAAATGGGCGCGCAGCGTCAGGGCAATCCTACTACGCGGGTGACGGCCTAAACAAGGCGCATGTGAGCCGCGAGGATCTGTTAAGGCACGTTCGCGCGCTCAAATCCCGACCGATCTTCTCGCACCCCATGCCGCCGGCGCCAGAACCTGCAGTAATCCCGGCAGAGGTCAAAGAGATGATCGAGGATGGCCGGAAAGGGTGGGCGCAGTCCGCCACCATCCGAAACGCGCTGAAACAGGCCATCGGCGGGCCGCTGCTGGCTGTCGGGGCGTGGTTCGCCGCGCAGCCCGGTCACGTCCAGATCGGTGCCGCTGTGGCTCTCTCTGCGGGCGCTGCGGCGATCCTCTGGGGCGCTTGGCGGGTTATCAGCGAGCGGCGGCGCAAGGCTCATGCTGCTGAGAAGGCCGCGCGCGCTGTGGACCCGACCCCGGACGCTGCGGCGATCCTCTCTGACCCGCGCGTCTTGGCGGCGTTACAGGCGTTGGCTCGATGACCCGCGCCGCAATCATCTGCGGGGCGTTGGCGCTTGTCATTGCCGCGACATTCTGGGCCGGTCTGCGATGGAACGCCGGACAGGCCGACCGTGACAGGATACGGACACTCGAAACCGTTGACCAACTTGAAAAGGACGCGCGCAATGCAACGGACGACGATCTCGCTGACAGTTTGTCTGACCCTGTGCCTAGTTCTGGCGGGCTGTGGTGACGGGGATTTCTGCGACGTGTGGCAGGGTCCGAAGTCGTTTCACCCGGACACCGCCAAGCAGATCGTGAAGACGGACCGCCCCGATGCCGAGGGGATCAAGGTCGAGAACGATTATGGTGCAGCCAACTGCCATGAAAAAGGCCCGCCCTGACCGGCGGGCCTTTTGTGTTTAAGGGGGGTCAGGTGGATTGTTCTTGGGTGGGGTAATGCTCTGCCACAGCCGAAACGATGTCAGCCGCTGCGCATCGGTGGCCGCGTGTAAACAGAGGCTTCGAGCCATCGACCTGTACGTAGCAGCGCGGCGACGGGTCGTAGGCGATCCGGCGAGGGTTCAGTTGCATGTATCTGCGCAGGTCATGGCTGGCCTGCTGAACCGACATGCGAAACGCACGCGCGATGTCGCTGCGCTGAATCTGCCCTTCTTCCTCGATCAAGTCATCAATCCACATGAGGCGGACTACAGTGGCGAAAGCGTCGGTCATGGTGCCCCCGGGCTATTTGGATCAGCGTTTGTGCTTCTGGACTTCGGCCTGTGCGGCGAGGATTGCCGCGATGGCTTCACGGCTCACGCCGTCCCAGATGGCTTCGGTTATCAGCCCCTCAATCGAGCTTTGAAAGCCTGCGGCGGTCATCGGTTTTCCTGGCATGGTGCCTCCGGGGTTAAATGGACAGCTCGCGGCCTGCCGCGATGGCCAGCCGCTTGAGCATTTCGACAGGCACCGTCACGACGACTGTCGCTTCGTTGCCGGGGTGCGGGCTGGCGGCGATCAGAGCATTTGCCGCCAATTCGACCTGATGCAGCCGGTCAAGTTCTTTCGCCGCTTTGGGTGGGATCTCTGCGGCCGCGTCCCATGCTTCCCATTTCGCGACTGCCTGGTGGCTTCCGCAATCCGGGCAGCAAACCTTTCCGTCATGTGCCATTTGTGCCTCCGGGATGTTTGGATTGGGACATTTCGGCGTCTATGTGCCGGTCCAGATCTTCCCCGTTCAGGACAACATTTTCCGGCGTCAGGCCGGCGAAAACGCCTCCTTTGTGAATGGTCTCGAGATCGCGAGATTTGAGCCACCTGTAGCGGGCGGCATCGCGCTCTGTGGCGGTCGGGTTCTCTGCCATAGGGCCTCCGGGGGTTACTGGACAGCCGCGAGCGGTGCCGGATAGCCGTCATGCACGACGCCATCCAGTTCCCGGCCCTTGGCCTTGATTTCACGTTGATTGCGGCCTTCCCATTGCTTGAACAGGAAGGGTACATCAGCGGTGGCGCACTGGTCGCGTAGGCTGCGGAACCAGTCAGGGTCAGCAGGACGATAGGCGCTGCCGTTTTCGCCCCCGGTAATGACCCATTCCAGCCCGTTGATATGCTGCGACAGATCGACCGGTCCAAGCAGCGGCTCCATGCTCAAGAAGTGAACCACGGCAGGCACGGCAGTCAGGTGGGCCAGCCGGTCTGCTTCTTTCTGGCTTTCGACGGTCGCCCCTAGCCAGACGTTCGGATAACCGTTTCCCCAATCCTCGGGCAGATAGCGCGCGATGTTCTGCGGGCGCTTTGTCAGCAGAAGCCAGTCAAGGTATGGCGTGCGGCGAATGAGCCGCCATAGGTCTGCCCGCCACTCCGGCTGAATGCTGCGGTGGTTGTCGAACACATCGGCAAGAGATGCGCAGAAAACTCGATGCCGCCTGCCACCTCCAGGTGCCTTGCGGTGCCAAGTCATAACCCTCTTCCAGTTTGCATCACTGGTGCGCGTTCTCGGCGCATGTGGCCCCCAACGCTCACCGCCGAAGCGGTTATCCCAAGCCTCGGCATAGCAATTGTCACACGCCGCGCTGACGCGGGTGCAGCCGATCCAAGGGTTGAAGGTGTGGGTCGTCCATTCGATGCCGCTGTTTTCTGCCATGTCGGCCTCCGGGGATTACTGGATTGCGAGAATGGCGACCCAGATCAGCTTGCAGCTAATGTGGAGCGCCTGGTCTATGTTGACCGACCTCGGGCCGGTTCCGAATGCGCCGTCGCTCTTGAGGTAGTCTATCAGGAAGTGCAGCGCGGTCTCCGCGATCCCGAGCCATAGCGACCCGGTGATGATCCCGACGAACCCGCCATGGATTACAGAATGCGCGGCGAGCGACTGATACCAAGGGTATCCGCTGGGGTGCGGCGCACGGTGGCTTTTGGTTGTCGCGATCCATGTCGCCTGCACCGGATAGTCGGCCAGCGCGTGAGCGAAGATCAGTAGGGCGAGTGTCTCGAACATGGTGCCTCCGGGGGTCAGTTGGATTGCGCCCGCAGCGCTGTTGCCGCAGGCGGTATGGTGTCGAGGTGCAGGCCGAACGGAAGCCGCCCGCGCAGCACCCAGATGTGGAACATGTCGGCTTCATCGACCACCTGATCGCACGGCGGGTAGACCTCGATTGCCGTGGCTTCATGACCGGCCAGTTCATCCTTGATGCGCTGCATCTCGGGCCATGTCGGGCGCTGGCCTGACAGGCTGCTGACGGCGAGGTGCCTCACGCCAGCCTCGGCCTGCCGATCAAGGACGCTGAAAACCTTGTTGCGGTGCGCGGTCGTGATGAATGCCGCCCATCCGCTACCGGCCTGTCCGGGCATGAAGGTGAGCGTTTCCCAATCGCCCCAATCTCCGCTGCGCCGGCGTTTCCTCTCGCGGGCCAGAAGGGCCGCTTGGTCCTTCTTCGATACGCCCTGCATCGCTCTATTCATGGTCTCTCCGGGGTCAGTTGGCCCGGCGGAAAAGGCCCGCCAGCTTGTCGACGAAGTATCCTGCCGTCTGATAGAGCGCGACGGCCAGCAGGCCGCCGATAACGGCCCCAAATCCGACCGACACGCCAAGGTCAAAAAGCGCGCTGTCGGCAATCACGATGATCGGTCTGTCTTCCATTTCGGCCTCCGTTCCGCACTTTCATATCAATTACAGAAAGCAGATTATCTTGACGAAGACAAGCCGCTTCCTTATCGAATAAAGAAAGCAGACAGAAAGCGGGCGGCATGAAAGACAGTAAGGAAGCGGATCGCTTCAACGGGAAATGGGGCGTCATCACGGTGAACGAGCGCCTGCCGTCGAGGGGTGAGCAGATCGCCCGCGCCCGCGCCTGGGGCGTGACTGAATCCATGCTGGGACGGCGGGACATTTCCGCGCTGATCATTGATGACGTGACCGGAAAGCGCACGACCAACTGGCCGGGCCTGCTGGCGGCGCGGGCGTCGTTCCTCGACACTATGGGCGCCATCCTGCCCGCCGGGGATCAGGTTTTCTTCGCCACGCCGCTATGCGTCGGGTTCTCGCCATCCCACGCGCGGCAGACCATAGAGCGGCTTTGGTCGTGCGGTATGATGGTCTACGTTCACACGGTGCGGGGCAATGGATCGGCCCTCTACGCCGAGGGGGACGATATCACGGACCTGCTGGAAATGGTGGCCGCAGAACAGAACGCTGCGAACGTGCGCAAGTCGCGCAACAAGTCCTAGAAGGGAGACCGACGATGCCGAGCAAGCAGGTCGAAGATGTCTATAACGCGATGACGCCGGAAGAACGGGCTAGATGGGGTCGTAGGCACGATAGCGTGGCTGACCTTGAGCGGCGACTGGCCGCCGCAAAGAAGCGCGAAGCTGATGCTGCGGCATCGCACTGCCTTAAGTGCAATGGTGCGGGGTGGTTCGAGGACACCACCTACGACCGCACCGGCGCTTGGGCGAAGTGCGGCCATTGCCACGGCACCGGCTGGCCGATTGGCCGAGTGAGGCGTGTATTCGATGCCGCATTCGCAAAGCACGTCCAACCAAAACCCTAGTCCTAGAAAGGAGCGCGACATGCCTTGCATCGACATAAAGTGTGACGCCTGCGGCAAGCGCGGTGTGTTCCAATCCTCAATGCGCGGCAGTTTTGGCCTGACGCAGATAGGCGGGATGATGATGGCGCAAGGGTGGTCTGCATCGGTCGTGACGGGCAAGGCCGCTTGTTCGGACGATTGCCGCGCTGAATTGGCGCGCAATGTGACGCCGGAAGTGCTGGCGATAGAAGTCTAAACAGGAGCGACATTCATGAACAACACAGAGGAAGAAGGATACCGCGCCGGATTGGTGAGCGGCCAGCGCGTGCCCCGTGACCCGGACCACTTTGACGCGGTTCATGCGAGCAACGTCGGTGGACCGAAATATGCGGACGGTTTCCTGCGCGGCGTGACCGATGCGGGCAAGCCAAAGCCCAAGTAA